TTATATGATAGCGATACTGCGGCAATCTATGGTCTAAGTCCAGTAGCAGGCGGATCTGATCTGGCAGCTGGCACATTATACGTACAATATGATGTAACTCCAACTGTTGCAGAATCAGCAACATTTAAATTATATCGCAAAAATGTTGCTGGTATACTAAAACTTACAGGTACAGTAGCAGGTGGTAGTGCAGTGTACACCAACGCTGACAGCTTCACTATGGAAGTCAGTGTTCCGGGTGTTTCAACCACACAAAGTGCGACTATCACATCAATTGGTACTACAGCTACAACTTTAGTAGCTAAGATCCTAGCAGCTAATTTACCAAATGTAGTAGCAGCGATTGAATCAAGTGGTGCTATTAGTATTACACACTTAGCAGGTGGAACTATTAAATTTACCTATGGTTCAGGTACTCCATTGACCACAGCTGGTATTATCAGTGACAATCAGATACAGATTATTTCAGCAGGTAGTGTATATCTAGCTAGTCCATTCAAAGCACTAACATATACATATTCTACTACTGCTCCATTCAGTGATCCAGAAGAAGGAACTCTTTGGTATTACAATACAGCACTTGAAGTAGATATTTTGATAAACGATGGTAGTGGATGGAAAGGTTATCAGAACGTCATAAATGATGCTCGTGGTTACGATCTATCAGAGACAGATCCAGATGGTCCAATCCTTGCAGCTTCTGAGCCAATTTACCAAAGTGACGGAACAACTCCAATAGTCGAGGGTGATCTATGGATTGATACAGGCGATCTAGAAAATTATCCTAGGATCTATCGCTATAATGGCACAGCATTCGAATTGATCGATAATACCGATCAGATCACATCTGATGGTATCTTGTTCGCAGATGCACGCTGGGCCGCTAACGGTACTACAGATCCTATCGTTGATGACGTTCCAGCAATCGCAGATCTAATCACCAGCGATTACATTGACTATGATTGTCCAAATTATCAATTGTATGCACGCGGTACACTGTTATTCAATACACGCCGCAGTGGTTACAATGTTAAGAGATTTGACAGCACAGCACTAGCAGATGATCCAACTCCAGCTTCAGTAGTAGCTGCTTGGGTAAGTGCCAGTGGTAATGATCCAACTACAGGTGTACCATTCTTTGGTCGTAAAGCACAGCGTAACGTAGTAGTTGAAGCTCTTAAGTCAAGTATTGAATCTAGCACAGCCTTACGTGAAGAACAAACACAGTTCAACATTATCGCTTGCCCAGGTTATCCAGAGCTGATACAAAATATGATTACTCTAAATAATGATCGCAAACAAACAGCATTTATTATTGGTGATAGCCCATTGACATTAAACACAAATGCAGTTCAGGCTTGGATTAAAAATACTAATCTAGCATTGGACAATGGTGATAATGGACTAGTCAGCAACAGTGAATACCTAGGTGTTTACTATCCAGCTGGTCTTGCTACTGACCTGGCAGGTGAAAGTGTGGTAGTTCCACCAAGTCACATGATGTTGCGTACAATGATCCGTTCAGATAACGTCAGCTACCCATGGTTTGCACCAGCTGGTGTACGCCGTGGCCTAATTGATAATGCTACCAGCATTGGTTATATTGACGTTAATGACAACAATCTATTTAAATCAATCGGTGTTACAGTAGGCTTGCGTGATGTGCTATATACAGACAGAGTCAACCCATTAACAGTATTACCTGGTGTTGGACTAGTAGCATATGGTCAAAAAACACGTAGTTCACAAACATCAGCGATGGATCGAATTAACGTTGCTAGATTGATAGCTTACTTGCGATTGGTATTAGATTCAGTGGTTCGTCCGTTTATATTTGAACCAAATGATACTATCACACGTAACCAAGTTAAGCAGTCATTTGAAAGCGTATTAAATGACCTAGTTGCTAAACGTGGCTTATATGACTACTTAGTGATCTGCGATACAACTAACAACACACCAGATCGTATTGATCGTAATGAATTATATGTTGATATTGCTATTAAACCAGTTAAAGCTATCGAGTTCGTTTACATTCCAGTGAGAATCGTCAACACTGGTGCTAGTTTGAGTATAACATAATATATGTAGTTAATGGGAGTGGCAACACTCCCTTGACTCATAGGAAAAATAGGTAAATACTATAAAGTATTAAAAGGAAAATAAGATGGCAACAGCATCATTAAGCAAGTTTACGGTACCCCTAAGTACTAATCAGAGCGCAACAGCACAAGGTCTGTTGATGCCTAAGCTCAAGTTCCGCTTCCGCGTGACATTTGAGAACTTTGGTGTTAGCCAACCGACCACTGAGTTGACAAAACAAGTTATGGATTTTAAGAGACCAACATTGTCTTTTGAAGAAATGATTATTCCTATCTATAACAGCAAGGTCTACTTAGCTGGTAAACCAACTTGGGAGCCTGTTACTACTACCCTACGTGATGATGCAGGCGGAGAAGTGGCTAAACGTGTTGGTGAACAGCTACAGAAACAATTTGACTTCATGGAACAAGCTTCAGCAAGTTCTGGTATCGACTATAAATTCCTAACTAGATTTGAAGTTCTAGATGGTGGCAACGGTGCTAGTGAACCTACAGTATTAGAAACATGGGAAATGTATGGTTGTTACTTGGCCAACACAGACTATTCAAATGCTGACTATGCTACTAACGAACCAATGACTATCGGTTTAACTATCCGTTATGATAATGCTATCCAAACTCCGATTGGTACAGGCCTTGGTACAGCAGTAGGCAGAACGCTTGGGACTACGATCACTGGTTAATCCAGACGAAACACTTCAAAGCCCGGTTAAAATCCGGGCTTTTTTATCTCGATAAATAATATAAATGGATAGAACATATGGCTGGCTTCTTTAATCAGTTCTTAAAACAAATAGCTACCGGTGATGAGATACGCGATTGGCAACACGCCTCACGTGTTTTTGTCAACAGTCTCTATAGATTAAGTCCTAAGATTGGTACAGTTTATCACGTGTTCATGGATCTTAATCCAGTAGTAGCACAGGTTGACCAAAACAGTCAGATTGAAATAGGTCTAATGGCCAAGAGCGTGGCATTACCAAGATTTTCAGTTTCAACAAAAACCTATAACGCATATAATCGCAAGAACATAGCACAAGAAAAGATCAACTATGATCCATTGACCATAACATTCCATGATGACAGTGCTGATGTGGTACGTAATTTTTGGTATGGATACTACTCCTACTACTATAGAGATGCTGATCATCAAGAAGCACTGTATAATCAAGATCACAAATATAAAAAACGACAAGAACAGAGCTGGGGATTTACTCCACTTAACAATGCTGGCACACAGAATTACATCAATGCTGTTAGAATCTATAGCCTACATCAAAAATCATTCAGCAGTTACACGTTAATACGTCCAACTATAACTAGTTTCCAACATGGTCAGCACGCCGCAGGCGAATATGTACCCATGGAACATACGATGACATTGGCCTATGAAGCTGTACAGTATGCGACAGGACCAGTAAGCGAAGGAACAGTGCTTGGATTCAGCACACTCCACTATGATAACAGTCCAAGCCCACTTACTTCCTTAGGCGGCGGTACTACCAGCATATTGGGTCCAGGCGGCCTAGTAGAAGGTGCCGGTGATGTTATTACTAATCTACAGAATGGTAATTTCCTTGGAGCTGCCTTGGGTGGATTCCGTACTGCTAATAATTTTAAAAACGCAGATATCAAGCGTGTTGGGGGTGCTGAACTTACACAATTTGGTAAAAATATCTTATCTGGCCGCAATCCATTGAGTACGGTTTTCGTCCCAACAGCAGGCCAGGTCAATCAAGGCATAGCCAAAGCTATCAATGCCCTACCAGGCGGTGCTATAGGTACTAATATTAATTCACAAAATGCACAAATCCCGTCTAGCAATCAGGGACGCAGTATCGTCTAAGGAATAGATATGCCAGCAAACGGAAATTTACCACCAAATACCAGTGTTAATTCTACTACAGAATATTTTAATAACTATTTCTCAGATAGATTTACCACTAGCCCAAATATCAATGATGCTGTAATAGGATATTTTCAATCAGTGACAGGCGATGAAGAATCAGGTAGGACGTTGGCCGCTACGGTAATCTATACCGCACTTAGCCAAGGTATAGATCCCATGAGCCTAATAGATGAATTTAAAAAACTCAAAGCAGGTCGCCGGGTAGAAGTTAAAACACCTATCCCTGCATCATCAGTAGTTGATACCTATACTACCTATGAACAGATAGTGGCAGACAAAAACGAATATGAAGTAGGACAATTATTTTACGTGTCTACCACCAAGATATTTTACAGATCCTACTATGCTGAACTGCCCACAGATCAACCATTGGTAGTACAGACTAGTTTTACTAATCCCACGTTTAATACCAATGTCATAGACACTCAGCGTGATGCCATACTAAGTGGTATGTCTATACTTGAAGATGTAGTCGTTTCAGAAACACCGGTATATGTGGCCGAAGGCATGCCATTCTTGGCTGCCAATGACGCACCCATTGGCGGTAATGTAGCATTGCCAATCGTAGAATCTGTTATCGACCCTGCTAATACAGGAGCGATCGAATTTGATATCCCTGCAGATATATCTGATTCAGATCAATTCATAATCAAATCATACTTAGATCAAGCCATACAGATACAGGCTGTATCAAATTATAAGCGTGAAACGGTCAGCATAGGTGGCGGTCAGTTTGCATATAATTATTTTTTCCTATCATATACGGTAGAACAAGATGAAATAACTCCTTTCCTAACCGTATTGCTTAATCAAAATCGAGTGAATACCAGCTTGTTAGGTATCACTAATAGTCCACCAGTTAACAAATACGTCCAACGTGCGATCCTAGCATAATGAGCAAATACGCCAGCGGTAAATATCAAGTCAAAAACCCAGAAAAATACATGGGTAAACGTCTACCAAGCTATCGTAGCAGTTGGGAATTTACCTTTATGAGCTTCTGCGATAATAATCCAGCAGTAATAAATTGGGTCAGTGAAGGAGTTAAAATTCCTTACTTTAATCCTGTCAGCGGAAAACAAACAGTGTATGTGCCAGATTTTATCGTAGTGTACGTAGATGCAAATCAACGCCAACATACTGAACTAGTAGAAATCAAACCCAGCAAAGAAGCTACAATGGAGTCAGCTAAGAGTTATCGTGATAAACTCATGGTGGCTATGAACATGGCAAAATGGGCCGCTGCTGACAGCTGGGCTCGGGCCAACGGTATGCGATTCAGAGTAGTTACAGAATTTGATATCTTCAAGAATCAGAAGCGGTAAATACATGCATGACACAAAAACTCCAAGAACTATTCAATCTACCTCCTGCAGAGGAAAATACGGCAAACAATGACACCGATAGTACTGCACCGTCGATTGAAGAACAACGTGCTATAATCCAAGAAGTTGATCTAGCCATTGATAAGATTGATGCGGCCCTGCCCTTTGTCAATGATCTAGATATCAGTGATAAAGAACTAGATGATCTCAGCGACCTTGCTAAAGAAAAATTCCAGGACCTAATTGATCTAGGCATGAACGTTGAAGCACGCTTCAGCGGGCACATCCTAGCCACAGCAGGCACCCTGCTAGGACACGCTATTACAGCCAAGCAAGCCAAGCTGGATAAGAAGCTACGTATGGTTGATTTACAGCTGAAAAAAGCTCGTTTAGACCAACAAAACAGCAAAAACGATGGTGAAAAACTAGTAGATGCCGCTGATGGCAAGGGCGTAGTATTAGACCGCAATGAGCTATTAAGGCAGATCCTGGGCGAAAAACCCAAGGACTAAATCGCCCAATCAAGATAAATAACAAATATAGGACACAAACGTATGAAAAACTTTTTAAACTATTTAGAACAAAGCCAAAAAACCTACGAATTCCGTATTAAGATCGCTAATACTGATCCAGCAGAAAAATTAACTATGCTAGAATCAGCATTAGATGCTTACGGTTTAGAAAGCCTTAGCAAGCCAAAACGCTTGCCACTTAAAGAAAGCGATGTTGATTTTCCTAATCATGGCACGGTAGAGTTATACTTGATGGATGCTGTACTAACATATCCATGCAATGAATATCAACTACGCACGATCATCGCAGAACGTGCTGGTATCGCACAGGCTAATATCGTTGTAGTACCTAAAAATCATCCAGAAGAACAACGTCGCTGGAATGAGGATGACGCTAGCGATATCAATGAATACAAAAAAGGTGAAGCTGTATTAGACAAGCCATATGAAGACAATCCAGAAGCTAAGAAAGCTGGTGATGCTTATGCTAGTTTCAACAGCATACTTAAAGAATTGACTGAAATTAAATTAGCAGAAGCAGAAGGCGGCAAGACACCAGAAGCTAAAACTACAAATGATTTACCTACAGGCGACAAAAGTCCAGTAGGTAGTAATCAAAATAAATTACCTAAAGCGAAGAAATAATGAGCAACGGCATCTACGATATCTTAGGCAAGCTCAACGGATTACAACCAAAAGATAATCCCGTGAGTATGTCTGCTGAGCCTGTCTATGAAAGCATAGATCCTCAAGATATCACTCCTGCTGTAAATAGCTTAGAAGAAAAATATCAAAATTTTTTAATTGAAGAAACTGCTAAAAGATCACAGCAAAAAGATGCTGAGATATCTAGAGGCGAGCCAGAGATTGTTAAGCTATT